AAGTCTACCTGGACCAAGAACTCACCCATAAAGCCATTACGGTTCTTACGGAATACGCACTCAAGGATGTCTGAGTTAGTGGCACGACCTAGTGCTAGTACCCAGTCAGCATCGTAGGCGATCTGACGAGACCATGCGGTCTGGCCTAGCGTAGGAACTGTGTCTAGTTTAGTAACGTCATCTGGCGTAGCAGACGAGATAGCAATGATAGGCATCTCTTCGCTAATAGCCATAAGTTTGAGTTCACGAGATAGGTTCTTCATACGTACCGTTTCGTTGTCTGACTTCTGGTTAGGCGACATCAACTGTAGGTAGTCTACGATGACTAGGTCTGGCTTATACTGGTCAATCTTTCCACGAATAACTGATGGGTTTACTTCTCCACCAGAATCGTTTGAGATGATGTGGAACTCTGGCTTACCAGCAAGTTCCTTAGAGTGCCAACGCTTTAGGTCGTCAATCTCTACTTGACCATTAGATAGTTTGCGGTGTGACCAAAGACCCTCGCCCATAATTGCAAATACACGATTACGAACTTCTGTCTCGCTCATTTCAAGAGAGATGATAAGTGGTGATCTGCCTTGCTTCCATGCCTGTACCGCCATGTAGAGTGCAAACCAAGACTTACCGATACCTGGATACGCTAGGAAGACACCCAGTTGGCCTGGCGTAATACCAGCAGGCAGGTAGTTGTCAAATCCTGGCAAACCAGTCTTGATACCAATTGAGCCAAGTGCTTGCTGTCTTGCAAGGTTTTCAAAGTATGCTACCGCTGAATCAAGATCTGTGGCATCAATGTCACGGATGGTTGCCGTGTTCTTCTTAAGTTCTGAAGTCTTAGCAATGATTGTTTCTAGTGCATCAGAACTGTGGCCAGCCTGCACATCGGCAGCAGCAGTGCGAAGAAGTTCTTTAACGCTGTCGTTTAGGAATTCTTTCTGGAGTTCTTCTAGGTGATACTTGGTAGCACCAATGTTTTCGGCAGGGGTGAAGTCACGAAACTTTTCGATTACTAGCGACACTGGTGGCACTGACGAGTTAGCCTCTGAATAGTTTCTGATAAACTGCCAGATGTCTTTGTGGGTACGCAAAAGATTCTCTACGTTTGCCTGTAGTAGCACGTGAACCTGTTTGTCTTGTAGGACTGCTGTTAGCAGTCTAGCCTCTGTATTACTCATTGTTTAACCATTCCTTAGCCAGTCTACGGCGTTCGGCTCTCTCTTTATTGTCTTGTTCTAGTTGTTCACGTTTGTCGATTATGTCGTGAGCATAGTTTGCAAAATATTTCCATGTTGGATTTTGGGCAACACTAAAGTAATATTCTAGCAGATCGTAGCAGAAAGGTAAAGTGTAAGATTCGATTAGAGCATCTGCTGCCCACTGCTCTACGTTTAAATTCAATAATGGCTTTGCCTCAAACTTTTTGGTGTGTAGTTTAGAGTATCTTGAAAGCAAAGCCATTCGGTCTTTGCGTTCTGCCATTACTTGCCTTCGATCTCGCCCTTGGCCTCAGTTACCTTTTCTTGAAGTTTGGCCTCAACAAAAGAGTACACACGATCGAATGCTTCGTTGGTGTTCTCACCATCACGCTTGTTATCTGTTACAGATATGTCAATTCTCAATGACTGAAAATTGCCCAGGTTGAGCGTATAGCCTAGCCCAACGGTTACCTTAGTTTCTTCGTTATTCATACCCTGTTCCTTTCAAGAACAATTAAATCGATTCAGACCAGATGGGGATAAATCGTCCATCCTCGGTCCTTGTATATGTAAGTATACCATCTCCCATCCTACGAGTCAACTCTTGTCTTGTAGGAGTCATGTCATTGGTAATAAGTTTGTCGTTCCTTGGCCTACCGTGATGATATGATGCCAGTATATCACGAATATCCCTGACCTGCGACTCGGAGTAGTAGCTCCTGACCTGCCAGGCGGTCTCTCCGCCGATTTGAGCACCTGTAGGTCCTGGAATAACCCCTCTTTTTACGAGGTCTGGTAGGTACTTCTTATGCCTGTTTACGAGGTCTGCTGTTTGCCCGACAGTATAAGCACGTTCCCTATTCTTCTTAAAATCATTAATAAGACAACTTTCGATCTGTCCTTTTATAATATTATAAACAGACATAATTCCATTAGATTTATTTAGGTGGTGAATACGAACAAGGTCGCCATTTAAGAACCACACCTTTTTACTGGCAGGAACTACTGGCAATTGGTTGTATCCCTCTGCCTCAATGCTTTGCTTTTTCTTGCCAGCCATTAGGCTTCCTTACGAACTTGCAACGCCGATGGCGATCAGGTTTACGCCGATGGCCAGATTACCGTTAGCACCGAACTTTACTGTACCCTCAACTTTTGCAGTTGTTGGCTCTTTAAGAATAACAGATACATTCTTACCAGCATCTGTTCCAAGAATGTTTACTGGAGTTGCTACAACAATTGGTGGGTTCTTAAAGTCAGAGATTGGGAAAGCGTATGAGAAGTCTTTGGTATCTCCTGCTGCAACCTGATTGCTAGTAGCAAAGATTTCAATATATCCAGCAATGATTTTTAGATCTGCTGTTCTAACTTCAGTCTGTACGTTTCCAGCCTTTGAGTTATCCACAACAGATGTCTTGTTTCCTGTAACGATTGTCTCACGTGCTATATCATTAACAGTCTTAACAATCTGTGAAATGTAACTGAGGTCAATTGGCTGACCTCTCTGCGGTTCTTGTATTGTTCCTATCATAGTTATCCTATTATACCATACTAGAGGGCAATGTCTTCTGTGTATACCAGCAATGCATTTCCATCTGGTTGAAGTAGTGTTTTTGGCAAGACTCCATAGAATCTTTTTGCTCCATCTATGGGAACACTTTCCACCTGTACCCCGATGGTAAGTCGTGATCCAGGCCTCTTGACAAAAGAATATGTGTAGAATGGTGTTGTTCCGTGACAAAAATAGTCAGAACCTATAGTTCCATTTGGAGAAACATTGTATTCTGATATATTAGTGTTTGTTTTGTCAAATGATACTGTGTCGTGGGTTTTGCCTGTTATTACATGGGTGCCGTTAAAAACAGAACTAACTCCCTCAATGACAATTGTATCACCGATAGCAAAGTTGTGATCAATTGTTGTATGAACAGTAGCTACATTGCTTGTCAGCGATGCCTTGCTTACAAAAAAATAAAACTTAGTAAAAATATCATAATTTGGTCTATTGTTTTCATTAGACCAAGTTACTGTAATAACATTGTCTGACGCACCAGATACTGTTACATCTCCATCAACCATTGCTACCGCTGGAGCTGAAATTATTTTAATTGGCGACCATGAAGAAGTTCTGTTTCTGTCTTCAGAGATAATTCGATATCTATAAGCATACTGATTATCTTTGCTTACTGGTGGTAAGTCACTAGATGGCAGAGCCGCTTTCTTTACATTTACGTCCATTAGATACCACTATCAATACCCATAGCAAATCTGAACTCTACAAAGCTTTTGGTGTTTGTGTCCTTAAGAACTGTCTGTGCATCTGGACTTTTTACTGGAGAGTATCCTGTAAGTCCATAGATTGGATTTTCTGTAGCAACGTTGTCTAATCTAAGTGCGTCAAGGCAAACAAAGTAATCGGACGATGGTGCATCATCTTTAAGTACCGTTGCATATATTTTTACAACTGAAACCTTGCTCCAAGAAAAACCAGTGCTTTTACGCAATTCTTGAAGTTGCCTTGAAACTACATAGTATCTATTAGTTGAAAAATCTACTATGCCTTCGATGCCTTTTGGATAAACAAAAAATTCATCCCCAGCATTGTTTTCATATGTTGCTCCATTTTCTACAATTGCATCAAATCTTGCGTATTGAGTGGCTTCATCATCATGGGCAAACTCAACCATAATTCTTACTTCGTCTGGCTGTACTTCTGGACTAGAAAGATTTTTACCAATAACCGAAAAAGCAATCTTTAGCAAATCGTTTGGTGCATTCTTTTCAAGATTGATTCCCACTGGACTTAAGTGAATGTGCTTTGAGTCTTCTTCAATTGGTACAAGCCTGTCTTTGCCGTCAATGTTGGATATGCTGAGGTCCGACTCGTCTCCCCTGATTGCAAGAATATTGTTTAGAAATCTGCATCTTTCATTTCTTGCAGATCTTTCTGAAACAGTAAAGAACGGATTGTTTGACCCTGTCTGAAACACATCTTCTGCAGCAGCAGTGTCAACCATATCTCCGAAGTCTGGAGTTGGTTTTGAAAGGTTTTCGTCATACCTGTTAATTGCCGTTGAGGAGCTGGGTCCATGCTGTTCCCAGTTTTCTCTGTTTGAAAATGAGAATAGGACACGGCTATCGTTTCCAGTGGCAGATGGGTTTGCACCAGCAGAGTAGATTCCAACTTCACTAATCTCATATCGTTCTTCTGTTGGCAGTTCTGCGGTAAACACAATTTTTGGCCCACCCTCTTCGTTTACGTATCCACGAGAAATAATTGGAACACGAAACATTTCAAAGTTGAGTTCTGTATTTAGTGTATAGTTTTCAAATGGATCTGTGGTGTCTAGTGGCTTGGCACCACAGCCAATAGCAATATGTGAGGCATAGGCTGGTGCCTGGCCAATTAGATATTTGGCAATAATGTCTTTACCCTTATTTGTTATCACGATGGAACTCCTTCACTATATTCTATCATTAATTTGCTCTCAATGCTAAGGCTTTCTATTTCTACAAGCTCGTCAGGCCCTAGGCCAGTAACGTTTATCACCAGGTTATTCTGTTCGTCAAGGTATTCCGCCTCTTTGTTGGGTCCTGTGCCGTCGCCATCATCTACAACCTTGTCTTCTAGAGATATAGAAAAGTTCTTAAAAATCGTATCTGCTGACTGAAGTGGAAGAATGTTTAATGGGTTATATTGCAATGTTATGCTAGCAATATTTTTAATTGGCTGATACGTCACATTCTGACCATTAACAATGTTCATAGCACTGTTTCTGGTTACACTTAGAATTTCCTGAAGTCCGAACTGCTCAAACAACGGCTCAGTTTCTTTTTCATTGGAGTATGCCTTTTCTTGTACTGCCTTTATAATGTCTGGAGTTGCAACCTTAATTACATTTGAGATACTCGTAGACTCTCTTGGTTTTTCAGACGGTGTAGACGTAAAACTTTCTGGTTTTGGCAACACAATATCTCTAGTCTCTTCTGCAATCATTTCCCTATTGCTTGGTCCTCTATATCCCATAGCCATACTATACCACCTCACTTAAGTATACTGTCATTTCTGGACCAGATGACGTTCTGGAATGCTGAATGTTGTAAACAATAAATCTGGTTGATAGTGGAGCAACAACGTCTACCCCAGTTTTATCCTTGTAGCTAATTTGAACAATGTCACCTAACTGAAGTGTTGGCGTATTAAACAAAGAAATTCCAACAGACTTACGTGGTTTCATTATCTTAGATATGATCCAGGCCATCAGGGATGAGGCATCGTCTTGTGTTTGAATATAATTTGCATTTAGGCTAAACTCTTTTTTACCATAGAATGATCTACTTGTTTTAATGTCGTAGTATTGTTGTTTTGCTGTTTGTGGAGAGTAAATAGACAGTTGGCTTTCTGGATAGGATATGTTAGATATCGGAGTATTGTTTTGACCAGATAGCTTGTTAAAGAAATTATCTAGGGTAAGCTCTTGAGTAGATTCTTGAGTAAAAGTTACCCCATAAATAAATGGATAATTATCTGTATTTTCTCTAAACACCAGGTTCTGATCTGTATTATTAAACAACATAAACTCCGCAGAATATGCATTTGGAATAAAGCCAGACACGGTGTAGCCCTTCAGTCCTCTTCTGGAGTCGTACATCTTTGCCATAAAGGCTGGATACGCCTTGTCATATCTAACATCAAAGTAGGCTGCTTCTCGCATAATCGTTCCGAATTCATCATAGAATATGTTGTATCTTGGCGGTTCTGATGGAGATATACCAGATAGATAAGCAGACTGAATGACACCGCTAATTGCATATTTTCTTAATGATTCCTGCATACTAATATACTTGTCGCCAAACACCGCTAGGTCTGTGCTATCTGTGGTAGCAATTGCATAACCTGTATTGCTTGCATAGTTGTTGCCAATTGCATAAGTGTTTTCAAACATTAGTCTTGATCCGCCACGAATAAACATAGCCATTGTATTGTTTGTAATTATTTGCCCACCATCATTCTTGATTGGGTCTTCATCGTCAACAATGGTTAGCATCTTACCGTTTACATATAGATAGAATCTTAGTCGTGACCCAACTACTTTATATTCGACTGCAACGTCGTATACCGTTGGGAATGTCTCGCTATACATTCTACCCTGACCTACAAAGTCTCCGTAGTTAACCAGAATGTTTGCAAGGCCAGACCAAAGTTTTGTGGGTATTGCTTTGTCCGTGTCTGCTGCACCAGTTTGCTTCTGAACCTTATAGAATACAACATCGTGGAATACAGCTTGCGATCCTCCTGTTGTGGCTGTATTACCATCGGCATTTGAAGATAGAGCTATTAGTTCTAGGTAGTATCCATTATTGTTTGATGGGTCAAGCAGCACTGCAATACCGCCAGAACCACCAGAAACATTTACATTTTTGCTAGGGTCTGGATTTGATGTAGTGTAGTAAACTGATCCACCTGTTGCATACTGGTCTGTATTCTCTTCATCTTTTGGCTTTCCAATAATTCGTAAACGTGTTCCAAAGTGTGTCATATCCTTGTTTATTTTTTTATAGACATAGGAAACATAGTTAAGTGGATCTTCTGATGTTGCAAAAGATGGCCCTTGGAATATGAAGGCAGAAGACTGCACAACTCCGTCAACTCGTTTTCCATCTTTATCATATGCCGATTGATATGAGTTAACTTCAGACTCAAGCATCTTGCTTTGTGCAAAATAGTTTTTAATAATTCCAGTTCTTGTTGGTAGGCTAACCTTATCCCTGGATGCCAAAGAAACAATTCCTGCCTTACCATATGAAACAGATATTGGACCATTTGTAGAATAGTTATCTCTAAACAAATAGTTTGTATCCATTTTGCAAATTCTTAGTGATTTGTTTTCTTCTGTTATTGATGGATCGTCATTGTTGTCTGTCCAGTATGGGTTCAGCCCTGCCTGGTGTTCTGTTACAGAAGTTCCAAACTGTCCTCGGCCATGCTTGATCACGCTACCGTTCTGAGGTCTAAAAAGACCTGAGCTTTCAACCTTTTCGTAATATGGTTCTGCAAAAATTCTTACAAGTCCTGTTGGGTAAATCTTACCACCTGCAACGACTTTAGACAATGCATCCTGATATTCCTGTGAGGTAGATATCCATCTTAGTTGCTCGGTTTGTGTTTGGGTAGTTACTGCAAACTCTATAGCATCATACTTAATTATTTCTCCGTTAGCATATAGATATCCGCTTCCTCTAACTAGATTCTGAACAGATTCACCAATATCTATAATGTTGTTTACAATTCTATTGTTTTGTACCGTTGGAACATTAGCGGAAAGGTTTGAGTTTAGTGTTGCTGCTGCTAGAGAGTATAGCTCTGAGTTTGAGTCTTTGTCTGCATCTTTTGCAGCAAATATTTGATCTCCAGAGATTTGCCAAAGCAGTGCTGTGTTCTGTGCCCAAATCTTGTTCTTATCATTTTTAAAATATGTTTCCTTGGTTGGAGACTTTTCAATGTAGCGTGTAGTATACACAATCTTGCCATCGTTGTATACCTCGTTTTCCTGAGAAGCAATGTTCATAATGTTGGTAAGCTTTGTACCGATTCTTGAGTTCTTAACCAAACCATCTTTTTCAAAATCTGTAGATCCATACAAAAACATATCTGTTGGTCTTTCTTCTTCTGTAGGCATCATGTAGCCTTTAGTCATTACGACAAAGTTATTGTACTCATCAAAGAACATTGCAGACTGGGTTGATACCGCCAATTGATTCAGAATCTCGGCTAGCGATATATCTGGTGGAACAAAGAAAAATGGAATAACTGGGTCTGCCTCGTCTGCATTTCTCTTAAATACATAATTAGAGAATCCTGCTGCGTCAAGTAGTAGCGATATCGCATAGCTGAGTGTTGTATCTCTTAGCAAAACTTGGGGTGCTAGGGTTGACTCAAAGAATAAAAATAGATCTCTTAGACCAAGCTTTACTTCTCTTGTCTGTGAGTCTGACTCTGGGAAGTTTTCCACATACATTGCTTTTAGTGGAACAAAATAATCATAGCCATCTAGGTTTGTAATTTTGTCGTATAGCTTTATTTGAAGATTCTTGCCCAGGTATTTGCTAATAATGCTATTAGTGTTGTTAGCATTAAAAGAATCATCATAATCAAACATTCCCAGCGAGCCTGTGCCAGCCAGTAGTTGTCCCACTGGCAAGCCATTTGCTCCAATATCAGATGCTTGCTTTACAAGAGAGTAATCAGCAACTCTATCCGATATGTTTGCTACTAGCCTTGGAGAAATTTCGATTAAGTCGAAGGTCGCATCTGATTTGTTCATAGTGTCCACAACAATTCGAACACCATTAATATACATAAACTCTGTATAGTGTGGCTCAGAGCTTGCCGTCTGATCCCCATCGTATTCTGTCAAATTAACAAACTCTGTTAAAAAGTTTGTGGTATTTGTTATTGTGTTGTCTCCCAGGTGCCACTCATATACTGGAACAAATGACTGGTAGGTCTCTAAGGAATCAATCCAGATGTAGAACATTCCTGTATCTTTTGGTGATGTCTTTAGTAGGTATGAGTATCCATCGACTGATGTTGTTGGCAAAGATGATACACTGAGAACTTCTCCAGCAAAGACAAAAATATCTTTATATTGATCTGGCACATTAAGGCCATAAGACATTTCTACATAGCCGTCTGGGCCAATAATTGAAGAGCCATCCAACCTTGTATCAGTTGCATTGAAACTAACGGCATCAACCCATGAGTTAGATGAGTCTAGATATTGAACTTTCCATTTTAGTGGCGTTGCCTTATTCGACTCCCCAAAGAATGGATCATCGATTATGTTACCAGAAGAGCCAACAATCGAACCAAGGTCAACTGATCCTACGTGAGTTTGCATCTTAATTACAATCCTATTGGCTGGAACTCTATCTTTATATACTACAAAAGGTGCTGTGTCGTCAATTGCTAGGGATGATTTAGAAACGCCTCTTTCTATTCCGTCCTCAGTTCTGTATGAAGTCCAATACTTAAACGTATCTTTTTTATCTGCCATGTAGTATCTTGGTCTCTGTGCCATATTGGGCATATCGAAGTGCAAGAATCTATTGTCAAAGTAACGTATCTTGTTAATGCCTGAGCGTGGTCTAAACCTTCCAAAGCAATCCTCCAAAGAATAAAGCATTTGCTCTTTTTCTTTCTTAGTTTTGAATGCCGTGGCAGGAGTTCCGCCATCTTCAAAGCCACCGTCAATGATGACATCTGCGTCTGTAGCACCAGTGTATAGTCCTGCAAGGTCTCTGTCATCAAATGAAGATCCGATAATTGTAAATTTTGCATCTGCTGATAGCAAAGATGTTGGCCTGTATCTATAGTTACCAATCCTATAAATGTTGTTCATTTGATTCATATTCCACTCAGCAATCACGAAGCCCTGTGACTTGATTGTTGGTGAGGTTTCTAGGTATGACTGCAAATCTTCATTTACAAACATTATGCCTCTTCCAGCGTGAGCGAAATGTTCCAGAAGTCGTGATTGGTTCCGCCTCGCTTTACTACAGAATACTGAAAGTCTGCAAAGTATACCTCTATGACCTCATTATATTTTTGAAGATTTACATACTTGGTTTCTGGGTCATCGAAGTTATCGTACTTGTCGTATGCTAGATATACCCAGAAAGATCCAGGGTGGTTTTCGTACCAGTCTAGAAGCTCTACTCCACCAGCACCACCATCGGTTGTAAACTGCTGTGCAGGAACTGTAATAAACTCTCCTGGATTGTTTATGTCTGGAACAACGTCTGGGTATTGATCATAAATAGCGACACCAGATGCAGAAAAAGTTGGGTAACGACCATAAGATCTAGATGGAAGCATGTCCCAAGACGTAGAGATAGTCATCTTGTCTGCGATGTGGTGAGACCGCATTCTTCCATTTATCATTCTTTCACGCTTTTCTAAACGTGTTGGGGTAAAGCTAATGTCTCCTCTGTTGTCATCTGACAGGATTACGAACTGGTCTGCATAGTCTTGATTTAGAACAATTGTGCTATCTGCACCAATCTCATACCCTTCTGGAATATATAGACCATCTACAAGTATTCCTGGGTTGTCTGCAAATAGCATTGCCTGTGGTCGCTGATACTTTTTACGCCCTAGCATATATTGAGATGTGTTGTAAGTCATTAGAATCTATTACCTCTTAGTTGTTGGCTGTTAATCTGTTTAATTTGACCCATAACCGCTCTAGCAATTTGGTCTGGGTTGGCATCAGAACGGACGTTAACATTTACCTCATAACTATTATACACTGAACCGCCAGACAATTCTCCAGAATTCATTGCTTTCATTGTGTCTACGCCATATGCATCTACTGCGTACTTGCTCATAATAAATTCTCCAGGTGTTAGCATAGCAGGTACTGTATCTGTTCCCCTAGCCATACCGCCAAAACCAAAGTATGAAGGCTTAACCATTCCACCAGCAGCCATCATCTTTGGTGGTGGCTCTGGAGATCCCATAACCATTCCACCCTTTGCGTATAACGAATATGCTACTGCACGTCCACCACCGCCACCTGCAGGTATCTCGTCATTGGCACCTGGATTTGGGTTAGTGTAGTCTAGCTGTGCCTGAGATGCTAGAAGTTGAGCTTCTGCCAAAATATCTTTGTAGTTGGTTGCTGCAGTTGCTGCAAGATCAATGTTGTTTTTCAATTGATCCCACTTAAGCTTTTCATCGTCTAGAGCTTTAAGCTTTACGTCTCTTTCGTACATTGCCAAGTCTACTCTTGTTTGTGCTGGCTCTAGTCTGTCTTCTTCGATATTAAAAATTTGCATTTCTAGATCTTTGATTCGCTTGTTAATCTCTTCTTTTGTAAGATTTAGAGTTTGCCCATTAACCTGAACACGAGTTGTTAGGTTGTTTAGTTCTGCTTCTCTTTGCTTTTCAAGGTTCTTAATTTTTGCATCCATTGCCTCTTTAGCTTGGCGTTGCTGTTCTTTTTGAATTGCCTCTGCAGCAGCACCAACATCTCCACGAGCCAAGGCAGCAGAAATATTTAGCTCTGCATTCTTTTGTTCTGCAATTTTATCATTAAGGTCTCTAATACTTTCTAGCGAAGCAATTCTGTCATCATACTTTTTATTAATAGCTTCTTCTACTGGCTCAAGTCTTGTTAGTCCAGCATTGTAGTCGTCTAGTTGATTACGAACATTATTGATTTCGTTTTGAGCTGCTGCTATAACGTCTTTATCTCCAGAAGTTTTTAGCTCAAAGTCGATAGTTATCTTGTTTCTATCGGCATCAAGTTTCTTGTTTACCTTTGTAGTTAAATCGTTAAACTGTTCTTCTGCAGTTTTTGCGTCTTCTGCTGCAGCTTTTTGTTCTTTATACAGTTCAATTGTTTGTCTAATTGCTGCATTTTTATCTTTAATATTCGTGCTTGCTTTAATTGCTGCAATTGCTTCTGCAAGCCCCGAATCTCTTGATGCTTCAACAGCTTCCTCGTATGTCATTTTAGTTGCTTGTTGATTTGCCAATAATTCTTTTCTAGCATCCAGTTCTTGCTTTGATGAGTCAATAGCTTTTCTTACAGATCTTTCATACTCTCCGAGAGTAAGTGCATTGAATAGATTCTGAAGAGCCTCGCCGTCTTTTTTAAGAGTTACAATACCAGCTTTACTAATTGACACATACTTGCTTCTAACCGCTTCTTCTTGGCTAGAGATAAATTCTATAAAGTCTGCATTATACCCCTTCGCACCCAGTTGTTGTTCAACACCAGCAAATACCGACCCATCTTGGTTTTCAAGAGCTCCTGGCTTCATCCATTTAAATAGCTCTTGCATTTTGCCCGAAGCGTTAACTGCTGCCTGACGAATCATCTTCAATCTATTGAGTAGTTCGTCAAGTGGGTCTGTTCCTGCTCCACCTGTTGGGTCGCCATCACCATCTCCTGTTGCTGGTTTAGGGCCTTCACTTTCTTTTGCTAAGTAGTCTATCAGCCATAGTTGTGATGAGGCCTTTGCCATTTCTGGAGTAATTACAGATTGCCCACCCATAACTCTTTTAAGATCTATGTTTTGATCTGCTGCCCAGGCTGTCATTACTGCCTCTGGATCATTAGCAGCAATATAGTCTATCAGTATTGTCTTCTTGATTGTTCCATCAGTATTAGCAAACAACTCCCAGTTACCCTTAATAGTTTCTAATTCTTCTGTTGTCAGTCCCAGTGTCGCTAGGTCAGTTTCTTTTGTAATTTTTTTGGGCAACTTGTTTAGTGCAGTCATGGCCTTCTGTACACGTTCAATCTTTTGCTGACCGTTTGTGTTAAGATTTATTTGAACTCCATATTTTCCATTTATGTCTGTAATAGCCTTAAGTGCTGACATAGAGTCATTCCATACATCTGGATTCTTAATGTTGGCAAAGAAATCATAGGTTGTTGAGAAGTTTTTTTGATCCAATCCAGAACCAACCAGCAATGATGCCAATTTAGCATTTTCTGCTGTGCCTCTTTGATTTACAATCAGATCATAGTTTGCAGCAATAGTCTGGTCATTTTGAGCAGCGTTTGCCAAGAAATTAATCGTTCCTGGATCTAGCTCCTTCGAAAGAAATGCTAAAGATAGGCCAATCTTTAAATCTTTGTTAAAGACTTGGTCTAGCTTGTCTATAGCATCTTTTGCTTGTGTTCCAAATGCTGCTAGTGGGGTATCTTTGTAAATGGCATCGGCATTAGTTTTAAAAGCATTGTCAAAATTTTCTTCACCCATAAGCTTAGATTGTTTTACTAGATTTTGATATACTTGTGAATTTCTTTTTTGAAGTTTTTCAGTATCGGTATTTCTATTATTAATTAACTGATTTAGTTCAGCTTCAAGCTTTTTACGTTTTTCAGCATTAGTAGTAGAGGCAATTTCTGCTTCTTTAGCTCTAATTTTTTGGTCATATTGTGAAGCAAGAGAGTCTAGCAATCCCTGGTTTTGTTGTAGTTGTGTTGCTGCTAAACTAATTGATGCAGCATTGAGTTCATTATTTCTTGCCTGCGTTTTAGCAATGTCTACAACCGATGCTGTTACCAAAGCAGCACTTACAGCTAGGGCAGCCCATCCAACTGGGTTCCAAAAGTTAGTGGCTCCAACTGCAAGAATTGTTCCTGCTGCTGCTTGACCTGCTGCTAAAGAACCAGCCACTGCAGCAGCACCTGCTACAGCGGTAGTAACTGCTGGATTAAAAGCATTTTCTTGACCAGATCTAGCATCATTAAATTGAGCGTTAATCTGTTTTTCGTTTTCTGCTTGCATTTCAAGCATAACCTTTAGTGGTTCTCTGGCTAGGTCTTCTCCATTTGGACCAAGAATAGAAACAACATTGGCTGAAATATTTGATGCAATTTCATAGTTCTGCAACTTATTGCCAATACCCATAGCAATGCTTCTAGCTTCTTCTTCAGTAATTGCACCTTGGACAACAGCATAGGCAAGATTCTTTCCAACAGTTTTTCCAATCTCTTCATCCGACATGTTACCCTGTTTTTTCATTGCATCTACGTCAGCGAGTATTGACTTTCCTGATTCAGATTCTAGATAGTTCATTCCGAACTTTCTACCTACGGTCCCTCCTGCACCCATAAAACTTTCGTCTCTTCTCTTTCTAGATTCTGTGGCGGTAACTCTTCCAGTAATTTGAGACATTTGTATTAGCTTGTCATTTGTTATAGACATTGACTTTCCAAAGTCATACCCCTTTTTGGAACCATCCTCTAGTGCTTTGTTGAATAGGAATACTCCACCAAGAACAGCCACAAGCCCAGCAACGACTGCTCCGATTGGATTCATAAGCATTGGCAAAACAGATGCAAGCATACCAGCAGCCATTACTCCACCACCAGCAGATTGCATTCCTGGATCTCCAGACATCATCATACCCATGCCTACGGTAGATGCAACCATTCCGATACCTCCAGCACGGCCTGCAAGTTTTTGCTTACGTGCATCCCTAGCTTCTTTGTTTGCTGCTGCACGTTCTTCTGGGGTCATAGATTTTGTAGCTGACCTAACAGCCTTGCCATCTTCATTAAATGTATATGTTTTTCCTGTTGGTGTTACATATGAAGAACCTGCTGTTCTTTTATCTTTAATTTGACTTTGAGCAGAATCAAATTCTTCTTTACTTCTGTATGTGGTTCCAGTAGCATTGTCAAATATTCTTCCTCCTGCTAACTGAGTGTAAGCATTTGGATCCTTGCTACCTATTGCCCTCAATGTTGCTGCTTGTGCATTTGCAGCGATTGCTGTTCCAGCCTGTTTAACTATGGGGCTAAGTCCGTCACGAACACCATTTGTAAAGGTTTTTGCTTTTCCTATTGCATTACCTATTGCAGTACCGAATCTTTTTTGTTGGCTTGAGGATTCAGATCCTGAATTTTCAATTCCAGGAATTGATGGTGCTGTGGGTGGAAGTAGTCCACCGTTATATCCTGGTAGTGTGTCAGTAATCATTCCATTAATAAGTGGAGCATACTTCTTAGACATTGCTGCTGGAATAACTGCCTCACCAGGAGAAAGCATTGCTGGCACAACGTCACCAGCACCTTTTGGACCAGGAACAGAGACAACACCCTTTGCAAGATTCATTGGCTTTGTAGTTGGAATCTTTTTGCCCCTATAAAGTATATGGCTCTCAACAGCCCTATCGATAGATTTTTTGTCGGTTAGTGGAGATGATGTATCTATCATTTTTGTTAGATCAATTCTCTTGAGTACTTTTCCTACGACTCTCATGTTTCTATTATCAATTAGGCCCATGTCTGTTGCTGCCCTTGACAACTTGCCAAGTGTTTCAAGTTCTCTTGGGGTCAGTGTTCCGTTTGATCTTAGTTTTTTAATTAGATCGGTACCGCCATCTATCTTAGCCTTGTCATTTGCCTTAATAAGTGCAAGCATTGGTGCCGTATCTTTGCCAGTTTTCTTATCTACTAGGCTACTGATGTAACCATTAATTGTTCTCGTGTCTGGACTTACGAATGGATACCCCCATCCTGCTACGAATCTTTTAACGTATTCTGGAAGTCCTCCAAGGTGACCTCTAGCCATACCTGAAAAAGTTTTTGGGTTTTCTGGATCAAAGTTGGTTATTGCAATTGCTTTTCTGACAAGCTCTCTTTGCTCTATATCTTTATCAGAAAGTCCTGCCTTTTTGTATTGAGCAAATCTGTCATGATCTTTTCTTTTTTCAAGCTTTTTCTTAATCTGTTTATCATTCAGGCCTTCTTTTTTATATTTTTCAATATCTTGCTCTATTGTTGTTGGTAGTGGAACTGAAGCTTTTTTTAGCCACGCCTTGAATTCTTTTTTTGTCTGTGGATCATCTCGCATTTCTTCATAGAAGAGCTGATTCATGTTTTTAAATATCTTCAGATTGTTTGCTAACGCTTTGTCTGTTTTTGCTTGTTCTTCTAGAAAAACTCCATAGTTTCCAAGAGTTGATGGAGCACCTCTAAGTCTTTCTTGTTGGTCTGGACTTTCTCCAAGAAGTCTTCCAATTTGATTTGCTGGTTGAGCATACTTAATTTCTCCAAATGTTGCTGCATAATTTCTAAATGTTTTAGCATCTACCTTTTCAATTCCTGTTTCTTTGAAATATTTAGCCACCTCTTTTACAATACCCTTGCCATTTGAGCCATATTCTTTTTCTAAACTTGCAACTTGAAGCTTAATTTGGGCAAGTTCTGTTTCATTTTTTGCATAAATAACAGAGTCTCCAATTGCAAGACTAGATCCACCAGCTTTTGCCTTTGTATCGACCCTTCCATCGTTAAATCCTGGAAGTCTGTCTTGCATCATGTCAGAAATAAAGCCACGATACTTCTTTGCTTTATCTGCAGGGATTACCGCTTCGCCTGGAGCAAGCATAGCAGGAACAATGTCTCCTGCTCCCTTTGGTCCTGGAACTGAAAGAACTCCAGATTTATACCCCTTTGTTTTTCCCCCACCTGCTCTAGTTCTTCCAACAGCTCCCGATGCTGTAAATTTAGCTCCTGCAATCGCAGCATCATTATACGCAGCAGCAAGTTTTCTAACTGCAGTTGTTTCTACTGTAAACTGCTGTGTTAGTTTCTGATGTGCTTGATCTAACGATGCAGCAGCAGCAGCAGCCTCTAACTGCTCATTTGTCATGTATTGTGTTTGTTGTCCAAGAATATTTGATCCTTGTCCTGCACGAAGAAATAGATTTCTTAGAAAGTTTCCAGTTTTAATTAGGTTTGCAATACCGTTGGCAATAAGACCAAATGCCATAATTGCTACTGGTGCTATACCGCCCAAAAGGCCAACAGCATTCATAATAAAAGTCTTAACTCCAGAGTCAAGCTTATTGAACTGCTCCAAGGCCTTTGTTCCAAATTCAATAATTGGTGTTACAAGTTTTAAGAATTGCTCTCCAAGTGGGATGAGGGATACCTTGATGTCTTCGATAGCTTTTTGGAACTTAAACATTGGAGAGTCTTCGACTTTTTTCAATTCTCGTTCTGACAGAATTGCAAGTTCTTCGGAGGTCGCTTTCGCTAACCCAAGTACGGTTTGGGCCTGGCTGCCCTCTTTTCTTACGTTCTGGAAAAGCGTAGAAAGACGTGCAAACTGGAACTTGCCAAACATTTGTTCGATTGCACGTGCACGGTTTAGTGGGTCAAGGGTGTTGAGGGCATCTGCCATGCCAAGAACAATACCTTTTACGTCACCCTTGTTAGCGTCTACAATGCCCTTGATGCTAATACCAAAACCTTGCATAAACTCACTAGCCTTTTGGCTAGGATTAATGATAGACGCAAGACCAGACTTAAGTGCGTTAGCACCTTCTGATGCGTTAATTCCACCTTCCTTCATTGCTGTTAGGAAGAATGCTAGGTCTTCTACGCTACCGCCGAGCTGTTGAATAACTGGACCAGCTTTTGGAATAGCAATTGTCAGGTCTTCGATGGCTGTTACGGATTGGTTTTCAACTGCGTTAAGGAAGTTAATTTTTCCAGCAAGGTCTTCTGCAGCAATACCAAAAGCATTAGTGATTGAGATTGTTGTTTCTAGTGCTTGCTCTTGTTCTACGCCACCAAGAACTGCAAGTCTGTTTGCTTCCGAAACCTGAGCAAGCAGGTCTGCACCCTTCTTACCCATAGCAGCAGCATCGGCAGCTAGCCCCATAGTTTTAGATGCAGCTACGCCATACTTTGTAAATTCATTACCCAGTTCTTTAATCTGGGAAACCATTTTTTCAGTTTCGTTAGCGGTAGTGGCAAAGTCTCCATACACACGTCTTAGCCTAATTATCTGCTTTTCCATATCCATGAAGACTCTAGCTGCAGTTGTTCCAAGGTATGCCAGTGGAATTGTAAAACCAACCATAAGCTGACGACCAGCCCATTGGGTATTTTTACCAAAGTTTAGAAGGTTGGTAGATCCTTGTTTTATAAGCTGATTAAAGATTTGTTGTTTTTGAGCAGCAATTGCTGTTTTTGTTGCAAGCGATTCCATGTCAAGAGCTAGTGGTCTAACCCTAATCGCCTTTACCGCACCACCAGCATCACGACCCAGCTTGATAAACTGTGTCTGTAGTGTTTTTACTCTTGATTTAGCAACGTGCTCAATCGTATTGAATTCTGTTTTAAACAGTCTTCCAAATGTTTTAGTTGATCCTGCAGCGTACCTAAAGTATTGCCCCATAGAGAATTTATTTTTCTCAAGGGCTGTTGTAAAGGATTGTGTGGCACTCTGTACCGTTGCATAAGATGCTGCAAACTTTTTTGTAGCATTAATAGAGTTGATTAAGTTTCTAGACATGTTCTCTGAGATCGCAGCATTAGCTGCAGATCCAGATGCACGTAAACCTTGATGGAAGAGTGATATCTGTCGCTGTAAATTCTTGATACTAGATAAAGCATTGGTAGTATCAATGTTTATATCTATATTGGACTGAATATCAGCCATCCATTAAGCACCTCTTTTTTTATTTTTATTTATTGAGAAGTTGGTTTCCGCCGAGGGCGTAGCCAGAAGCTTCTTCAATAATTGCATAGACAGTTGGAAGGTCAATATTGTCTTCCAAAGCCTTTAGATCTTCAGATAGTTCAGGCTTAAACTGCTGAAGAGCAATCTGTACACATTCCAACAACGCAGTGATTGACTTATCGTTGTCCTCAGCGACATCTTGAATCTTTTCAAACTTGGTCATAAAGGTTCTCAATAGAGAAATCTTTAATGGACGGAGTTCGATCTCTGTTCCGTCTAGTAGTTTGACAGTTTTTGCCTCATTGATAGTTGTTGCCATTTTCGTTCCTTCCGAAAGTTGTATATATAGATTATATCATAAACTAGGTCAGTTTTTCGTAACTTAGCCCCATGCCGATTCCAAAACCAGCCTTTTGTGCGTTTGCACCCTGCAGTGCAACAACGTCATTTGCGTTAGATGCCTTGCCACCAGAAAATACTCTGGCCTTCATTTCTTCCCAAGCGTTTTGTTTTCCAGACTGCTTGTCAAGGTCTACCCCCTGCATTGCAGCCAAGAACTTCTTTTCTTGGTAGTCACGTTCCCTTATTGCTTCTAGGGTAGCGGTTAGCTCTGGCATTGATATAGAAGATTCTAGTTCTTCGTAGTCTTTCCAGATACCCAGCATAAAGGCTTCTGCCTCTAGCTTTGCCAGATCAAACTTTTCCCAAGTAGATCCGCTTTCCACAGCCTGATCCTTTACTGTATCCTTGGTGTTACTTTTGCTTATCTTAATACCTGCTGCTATATCCAAAACCTCATAGATGGTTGGTAGGTCTATTGAATCTTCTATTTGCTGAAGATTAGAAATTTGTGGATAATACTGTTGCATTGCAATTAGTGCACAATAGGTCAGATATTCGATAGCCTGCTTGTCGTCTTTGCATTCTTTTACAAATTCAAACATTGATAGGAATTCTCTTAGATATTTTAGCTTTAGTGGCGAGGCTACAATTGTAGTACCGTCCACCAGTCTAATTCGTTTTGTTTCATATATTTTAGTTGCCATATATCTATTATAGCAAAAGAAAACTGCCCAAGAGTAATCTCCTAGGCAGTTCTCATCTATATTAAGTTATTTTTATGATGCTGGAACGGTGCGATCTACGATCTTACCGTATGATGCGTCATCGTTTGGTAGCAAACGGAACGAAACTTCAAACATTGTTGCTTCGTCACGCTTCGCTGATACTGTAACATTCTCAATTGAGAGTGCACGGTAACCTACGTAGATACGCTCTAGAGCAGATCCAACCTCACAGTCACCTGTACCTGGACCTACTGCTACAAGACCACGCTCAACTGGACATTCTCCAATGTCACCAGCCGATAGTCTCATAACTGGGTTGCCATTTGCGAATTCTCCAGAACCTGCGGTTCCTAGATCGTCGTCCTTGCCTGCAAGAGAGAACAATAGGTTCTCTAGTGTAGACTCAGCAAATGTGGTATTTAGGTTTACCTGCATACCTTGCTTGTATAGCTTGGCAACGTCAAGAACCTGGTCAACACGCACCTCACCGAAATCAGGCTGGAACTGTAGTTCTAGACCGTTCATGGTGTATCCAACGTTGCGGAAGTCAGTATCTGCTTCAAGGGTGTCCTTGTAAGAAGTTCCTGCTACAACTGATGGAAGGTCTGTGTTAGCCTGAGCATCGGTAAGCTTTCCTGCGATAGTCTTACCAATTGGTCCTGCTTCGTATGTAAAAAGTGCTGCTGCACCAACAATGATGTTAGCACTTGTACCTCTGTTATATGCCATAATTTTTCACCTCTTTTTCTTATTGAAATTATAGGCGATGTTTCCTCAAGACCAAGTATACCACGCTTTTTAAGCATTAGTCAATTCTGGCATCTGATGATACTCATACTCAATAATGATCTTGTTACCGCCGTATGTTCTGGCTGTTCCAAAGTCAATGATATCTGCAACCTCTTCTAGTTGATATACCCTAAACTTGTGAAACATAAACTTTGGGGAGAATCCAGATATTTGCTTACCCTTCATCCAATTGTTAATTTCTTCTGCAGACTCGTCTTCACGGTCCATAAGTCTTAGCACTGTTTCTGTGACCGCAATCATTTTGTCTGTTACGCCTTCTGCTGTAGCATAAAAGTAATACAGAAGCTGCTCACCCTTGATGTGTGGAAACGGTGATCTACGCATTCTAATCAGTCTGTCATAGGTGCAGCGTATTCCTGCGTATGGGAATCTGGTGTCATTTAAAACTATCCATGTCTCTGTCAGGTCGTCGATGGTGTTTGGTGATGGTGGGAAAAATGGAACTCCGACACCTGGGCCACCCTGAGTAGAAGTTGTATATTGAGCGATCTTTTCTTGGATATAGGTATTTATCCACAGCATTGGTGTGTTGATTACGTAGCTACCGCTTGCTACTGATGCCTGTTCTTCTGAAGAATATATTGTCATTATCTACCAATCCCTGCCCTTGCTATCCAATTGTAGCCTACCTTTTTGCCAACTGATCTTCCGCCAGACTTACCAGACTTTAGGTTTCTCTTAAATGCAACAGGATTCCTTATGTAGTCAGCCACTCCGCTAGAGTATAGGAATGCTTGGGTAAAGTAAACCTGAAAAAACCTATCAAATGTTTTTTCAAACGATCCTTCAACGCCCTGCCCTCCAGGATTAGATACATTTACAGGCTTTTTGGTAAATACCATTTCTCCATTTTCCTCAAATGCTAGAACCTGTGAACTCTTTGGCTTGATGGTTACGGCTGTACCATTTTCCATAATTGTTGCCTTGTCGTAAAATGGAACCTTCGACCCTTGTTTTATAGAGTTTGACTGCCTAAATGCTGGCACAAAAGAAATTCCGCTAGCACGAACAATGTAGTTTATGTCAAATAGTCTTGCGTCTGGGCTGCCTGTTCTGTTCCACTCATACATGTGATGTAAAAGTTGCTGGTCTACTCTAGCCATTGTGTCAATGTATTGCTTAAGAACCTCTATGGTTTTCTTGCCAACATTGTTTAAAAATTGTGCCTTACCGTTTTGTACCCCAGAGAGAAAACCTAGAGAATACTCAATAACGTTGTTCATATCACGCATAAACTTCTTATCGTTGATTATTGCCCTCATAGATCTACCGCCTGGTTCTCCGAACGCCTTAGAACCAGTCCGTAGTGCTCTACAGACCCGAATGGTCCCATGTATGGTTCATTGGTAGCGACCTCAAAAATTGTAGATTTTCCTGCCCTTGGGCCAGATGTTTCTAGATAAACAAAATTGCCAAACTTATCTTTAATGTTTGTTATGATTACGTTGGTGATAGAATTTTTTGATCCTTGTGTGGAGATACGAACATCTGTCCTTGCTCTTCCCATCAAAATGCCTTCTTGGGTTATGTTGACATTTGGCTTTACGTCTTCTCCAAAAGCAGAGCCTGCTGGGGTAAGATTACAAACAACTGTTCTGTCTAGAATCCATTGTTTCTTTAGATTACCGTATGTTCCTTGCTCAACAATTGGATAGAATATGTCTGCCTGCATTGGAAACACAAAGTCTGGAGTTTCACAAATTGCCATTATAGCACCCCAACTTTAGTAATAGACTTCATATACTTGTCAAGTATTTTGTCTACTATAAGATTACCTGTTCCTTCTAGCATCTTCTTGTCAAACTGAATTCTAAATTGATCTGTGTTGTATGATGTTACATACTTTTGGTAGTAGTCAAGTTTTCCACACTTTAGATCGTGGATTAGCATTGCTGCAGCCTTCTCTACGTCTGCTGGAATGGCACGGAACCCTTCGTCAAGAACGAACAGGTAGTCGTGGCCTTTGGCAAAAGTTCCATATGGTCTAGCGTCATAAATATAATCTCCTCTAGAGACTGGCATCAGGGGATAGTTTACACTGATGATTTCTGTGTATCCTGTAAACTCTTTTACAATTGCTGAGTTGTCTAGTGTAATCTTGTAGCTATTTGCCCAAACTCTTTTAACGGTCTCTCCAGTTCCAGTCAGTCCATTTACAGTATTTAGTGCTAGGCTAATTCTAATTGTCGTGCTGTCAATTACTTCGGTAACTGCATAAGTTCCGTCGATATCTTCGCTTGGCAATACAACCTCTATAGACTCGCCAACATTAAAAGCATGTGGTGCATCAAGGACTAGGCCAAGGTGGGGGTTTGAGGTGGGGTCTTCGTCATAAAAATCTGATATGCCAATTTCTGTGTCTTCTCCATCGAATACAAGTACATTGTTTTCGTATACTTTTAGTACACGGTTTGCGTCACGCCATACTGGCATATAGTCTAGGCCATTCCCGATATCTTGTAGAATTGACTTGTGGTTATAGAAACCAATTCCTGTGTATGTGTCAATAAGCGATCTTGCAACCATTTCCCACATTTTGTAGTCTGCAATTTCTGATGCCGTGCCTGACGTAGCAAGGCTTGTTGGGTCTACATATGGTCTAATAATATCAAGATTTGACTCGTAGATAATGTGTTCAAATTCTTCGTCATAGAATCTAATTAAAAACTGACGGTCAAACTGTACCTTGGCTGCTGGAATAACATATGTTACCACCCCAGAGCTGTCTGATGTTATGGTTGACACTTGGGTTGAGTGGTCCACCAAATCCTCAACATAGACTGTATAGTCATAATTTGCATCTGGCAAATTCCATGTTGTTGTAATAGGATATGGCGGAACCCTCAAAATTTCCATTTAGAGACCAAACTCCTTAGCAACTTCTTCTGGTGTTGCTAGACGAATAAAGTCTTTGGTTAGCCACTTTTCTGCAAGCTCTGGCTTTACAATGTTGTAGCCACGGTAAACCTTGCTACCAATTTCTGACCAAGTTACGTTCTTTGATGAGTAAATTGCTACCTTGTCAGTATCGTTAGTCTTTGACTTTGATGTAGATACCTTTGGTTTTTCTGTTTTAGATACTAGGCTGCTTCCCATAACGCCATCGGCCACTGGGCCTAGTCCTGGTACTACCTGGTCTGCAACTGGAGCCTTGATAACATCCTCGGTCTTTGTTGCTTCTTTTACACTCTTGCTCTTAATTACTTCGTCTACTGCAGCCTCAAACTCTTCGAACTTTTCCTCTGGAATAATTGTTTCGCCTTCAGCAAGATTTGCAGGAACCTCTTCGTCAAGGATCTCGGTGATTTCTTCGTTGTTTTTATTTTCTGACATAAATGCCTCCTAAATATTAATTATAGCAGATAAATTAAAAAGGAGGCAGAGGCCGAAACCCCTGCCCCCCTTAAGGTGTTGTTGCAGATTATGAATCTGCTCCAGCATCAGCGAAT